GTAGACTTACCTGATATAGATGGATACTGTGGTTGTACAAGTCCAGAATAAATTAAATTCTGTGTACGTTTATCTAACTTGATTCCGTTGATGTCTGCAGCAGCAACTGTATTGTATACATTTTCCATGTATGCTTGTGCAGCCGCCTGTTGTTGTGCCTTCATTTGCTCTTGTCTAGCAACCTTTTGCGCAACAATTGATTCCTGCATCTTGTCCAACTTTGGTTTAAACTTGTTTGCTTTTGATTCAAGATCACCACGGTCTCTCCAACCGTCGATTTCTTCTTCAATCTCATCTGCAGTTCCAAAGTTAGTTGCACGTAAATACTCACGTACAATTTGCTCTTGACCTCTTTCTGTAGAAGGATCTAATTCACGAACTTCTTCTGCTTGCGCAAGAACTTGGAATAATCCTTTTAAGTCTTGACCACCGTCTGCTACATATTTTGCAGCATATTGTAGTTCTTCAGGAAGTGATTCAAAAAATTCTACTGGAGTTTCTTGTCTTACTTTGTTTTCAATTTCTGCAAAGTTTGCTTCAAGTAACTCTTCATAGTCTTTTACCGAATACTCTTCAAGAGGTTTATCGTCATCAAACGGAACGATTTTACCAGATTCAATAAGTTTGTTTATAACTTCTGACATTCCGCTTTTGTCAATCTTGCGACGTCCGGCATTAGATTTTTCAGGTTCATCTTCTGTAGATTCCTTTTTTCTAAAGTCAGCATCAGGATTAACATCTTCGATAATGTCATCTATTGAAACTTTTTCTGCGTTTGAATCAGCGCCTTCTTCATCTGATTCTTTGTCAACAAAGGAGAGGTCCGGTCTATTATCCGAGAATATACTCGGTTTCTTTTCCTCCTCAGGGAGCATAACGTTTTCTGCCCCCGGTGTACCTAGAAGTTCATCTAGGTTAACATCTACTTGTTCAATAGTAGTTGTTTCAGTGTTTGTGTTTGTTGTAGACATATTGTTGGTTTTTTAGTTCTCTACACTATTAAGATAAACAAATCTATAGTTTAAACTTTAAAAATTGATATCTTAAAAAAAATAAAGTTGATTGTATAGCAAAACGATTACTTTTTCTTATTCTTTTCAGAACTCTTCTTGTCAAATTTGTTCTTATTTTCACGCGCAATCTCTAATTGGGTTTGTGCAATACGCATCTGAGCATCTAGTTTTTCTCTTTCAATACCTATTTTATCTTGATGCTCTGCCATTTGGTTAACGTTTTTCTCACGTTGTAATGCGATATTATCGTTTTGCGCCTGTGTTCTATTAATCTCTTTCAATGCATCAGTGTAATCACTTTGTTGGTTTTGATTAATATCTACAGTAGCACCAAATCCTGCCGAACGTATTTGCGCCTCGTATATGCGGTTCTCTCTATCCTTCTCGTTTTCTGCTGCTTCAAACTCCATCTTCATTCTTGCTTCTTCCTGTTTAGCCTGGATCATTTGCTCCTGCATTTGTTGCTGTTGTTGCATTTCCTGTTGACGTTGTTGTTGCGCCTTAGCCTCAGTCTTCTTAAGGATTTGAGTAACATCAGGAATTGAATCAGCCATAAGGATATTGCCGAGATCATATATGGAAGCACCAGAAGTGTTATTAGACACCGCCATTTGTTTAAGTTGTTCCAATACGGCGCGGTGATTAGCTTTAGTAGTACAAAAAATGTTAAGATCTCTAAGCAATAAATCAGTACCGTTAATCTCGAAGTTTTTCCTTTCATCGGCAGTTGTAATATACTGTAGTCTAACAGATGGTTTCGTAGAGTTATAGTACTGTGCAAGATCCGTACGCATTGAATGCACACGCGGCATTAAATAATCACAGTGTTGGATAAAGTAAGTCTCTGTTTGCGCATAAGACGCATTCAATGACTGTTCGATACCCGTAGCCGTTTGTTGTCCAATTTGTTGTCCTAGACGTTGCGGAGTAATACCAATTACTTCAAACGCTTGTTGCTTAAAGTAATTAGCTAACTGGATACGTGACATCAAACGGTTAGTTTGTTCAAGATCTAATTTTTGATAGTGTTGGAAAGCAAGTGCATTCTCTGTATTAGTAATAGAAGTATCCAATGGTAACATTTGGAAGTTCTTCATTGCTACATATGCCTTTGCTAAGTTGTTCTTTCCCCAGTCTTCTCCTAATGAGTGTCTAGGTAAAGCATTCTGATCCAGTAAGATGACGGTTCCTAATTCGTCTACAAGGATGTCTGCAATCTGGTTATTTGTGATATTATAACCAATTTGGAATGGTTTCATCATGTCTACTAAAGAAGTAGATCTTGTATTACGGTCAGAGAATACTGAACCTTCTACAGGTAACTTACAGCCGTATAATGAATCGTCACCTTTAAATTGAAACTTAAGTGGTCCAATGTTGTTAGTATTAATACCTACGTAAATAGGATTGATACCGCCAGGGTTATTTGTTCCCCAATATGTTGGGTGGTTAGGACCAATCTTAACGCCTCCCCATACTTCGTTAATCCAAATCCAGTCAATGTGTTCTCCAAATAACAAGTTATCCTTAGACTTATTTTTAAATAGATCTGTATTATATAACGGTTTATCAGTAACCTTATATGATTCATCTACGATATCGGTAGTTACTTCACCCATATCATCGATCTTAGTTAAATGACCTACTTTACGTTGAGACTTCCAGTAAACTGTAGTTACACGCAATAAGTTGGTCATACCCATATCGAACCAGTCCTCGCTATCTGAAAGAATCCAGTTAACAATGTCTCCTCCGCGTAGAGTGTTATCCCACATAGAAGTATATTGACGGTATCCTAAAGATGGCATATTGGTATTCCAGTCGTGAGACTTAGTGCCGTCATAGTAGCTACCGTCGTTTTGATAACCTTGAATAGGATAACCTGCAGAACGTACAGGATAGATTTGCTCTAATGTTTCCATTTGTTCCTCAGTCATTAACCATCCGTAGCGGTCAACAACATCGGCAACAGTCATCATATCGTATTTACCTACCCACTGTCCTTGAGAAATATAGCGTGCGTCAGGAGATTTATGGTAGAATGTAAGAACCGGATTCCATAATTCTACATCATAATCGTCTTCCAACATGCGGAAATGCCAGAACTCGCGGTCAGTGATTAACATATCACGGAATGCGCGTTCTTCTAACTCATCCATTTTAAAACGCTCTACGTCTACCTGATGTTGGTGAGACGCCCATTGTTCTACTAATGACTTATATGACTTAGTAAAAAAGTCTTGAATCTCAGGTAATGATTTAACATTCTCTGGAGATAATGCTTTTTGATACTCCTCAGATTGGGTATCTACACCGTCCTCTGCGAGTTTCATCATTAATTGTTGTTCTGCAGCCTTAACTAAAGATTCTTCAATTTGAGTACGCTTTAACTCCATCATCTCGTTATAAGATGTTTCATCTACTGATCGATAGGTTATAGCGCTAGAACGTTTTGCAAATTCTGCAACAAGTGTATTAACAACATTAGGGATAATAGGATAAAACTTAAGTTCTAATGCAGATGCATCTTCCTTAGTTAGCGTCTCAATTAGATCCGCGTACTCATTATCCTCTTCAATGATATAGTCGCCTTTATCTATAATACCCTTAGCAAGTTTATAGTTCTTCATAAGACGTCGCGCATTACGACGTACATGTTGGAGACCTTTCCACTCTAACCAGTCAAGATTCCAGGTGGCCCAGTCATTATCCTTCTTTTCTCTAGGAATAAACTGAATAGGCTGGTTAAGAGTACCCATCTTGTTGTACTCTACCTTGGCACCTGCCTTAATCTGCATCGCATTATATATCTGCATACTATCTTAAATTTTTAAACGGGTTTCGAGGTAATCTCATTGTATCACCTTTAGGGCCACTACCGCCAATGTGACGAAAAGGGCTCATATTTAATTTACTGAATTTATTAGAGTTATCCAAGTTTTTTGCTAGTCCAGTTTGCTCATAGCGCTTTTTATAACCCCTATTTGCCTGTTGCACTTTAGCAAAAGCAACTAATGCTGCAAACGATACCAATCTATCGACGTTGACGCCATCACGGTATGCTTGCATTTCTTTTAATAACATTATGTCTGGTATACGTTCGATACCAAAGGTAGTCTTAACTACTTTACCATCAGCAGTTGTTTCCTCATGTAGTTCTTCTCTAAGGAATTCAATAGCATAACTTATCATATGACTTTTAAACAAAGTACCTGTATTACGCCATCCGTATTCCTGGAATACATTAGCATTAGCACCTATATCTTTTAGGAATAGGATCTGAGACCTAGGTACCAAATACTTTTGCTTCTTTCTATTAATCATGTGGTTAATAAACTGGCTAATGTTATTTTCCACAATAGTCCAGGCATTATACCACTCTATTATTAGTTCTAATCTCTCGTGAGTCTTATTGATGTCGTCAAAACGTCCACACCATGCCGCCACAATTTTATCCTGTTCTATAAATGTCTCTACCTTTTCACCATCATTTTTGGTTACTTCAACAGGTGTCTTGTACACATATATTGAACACAATGATTCAGAGGTAGTTGTTTTACCTTCTGACACGGGGTCAATGCTTGCATAGTACATTCCAAACTCGGGATTCTTTACCGGTCTTTCCCATACAACAAGTACTCCGGTTTTATCTTCAGTATCTTTAGTAATAGGAAACTCTCTAATGGGTAATTTATTTGTATCGGCTACAGTTGGATTTCCATCAGTCCCTCTGTAAATGTCTAAGAACTCATACGCATACATCTTATCTTCTATACGACGCATCTGCGCGGTTACCAAATGTTGAGGAAACGCAGATACCGTTCTAAAGTCAAATGCTTCCTTAATGTTTCTAGGGTGCTGTGAGATACGTAACTGATACTCTTGAGGATCCAATTCTCGTTTCCATTCTGCGAATTGTTCATCTAGTGCTTTAAGAGCCTCCTCTACTTTAGAATTACCAAACTCGTCAATGTAGGGTGGCATAGACCATTGCTCAGGAATAAACAATCCCGTTCTTCCTATAACACCGGTCTCATCTATTAGATCTGATTCCACTGAAAATATGTCATTTGCATCTGGGCGAGTAATCATCTTTTTTAGGGGATCACATTGCGAC